CTATCGCGGCAGCGCGATACCCGTGGTAACGGACTGCCACGGCGCTTCGTGGCCACCCAGGTAATGCTCGGTCATCGATGCGTTGCCGTGCCCCATCAGCGCTTGAATCTGTTCCGTGGTCCAGCCCGCATCGCGCAGCAGCGCGCCACCCAGGCTGCGGATCTCATGGAAAGTTGGCGGCGCTTCGCCGCCCACGCCGGCAGCATCGCGCGCCTTTGCGAACGCACGCGACAGCTGCTCGGGCAACACCTGCGTGTGGTGCGCTCGGTCCTTTGCGCGCTTGTCGCTGGGCCTGGCTTTCTCCGGCAGCCGGTGGATGACGAACGGCGAAACCACGTCATCGCGGCACCGGGCCAGCAGGTCGACCAGGGGCCCGGCCACGGCGATCTGTAGCCGAACGTTCGTCGAGCCCTCGGTTTTCGAAGGCACCACCCACAGGTGGCCGTCGCGCACGTCGGCGAACTTCACCGTCACCACGTCCTCGCGGCGCAGCAGCGTCACCAACGACAGGTCCATCGCGTTGCGCAGCCACGGCGCGGCCTGGTCCCATATGGCCCGGTACACGTCCAAGGTCAGGCGCACGCGCTTCCGCTCGTGCTGGAACCGGCGAGTCGCCAGCGCGGGGTTGGTATCTATCCAGCCTTCCTCCACGGCGCAGGCCAGGATCCAGCCCAGCACCAGCCGGAACTGCTGCCGCGCACGGTCGGATTCGGTCACCTCGCGGATGAAGGTGGCGCACACCTTCACCGTCACCTCGGCTACCGGCTTCGAGCCCAGCCCGGCCTCGATGCGGCGGATCACGCTTTCGTAGACCTCGGCCGTCTTCGGCGCCCACTTCCTGCCGGGCACGTCATCGCGGCGGAACACAACGATCGCATCGGCAACCGTCTCGCCGGGCGTCAGCACCTTCGATACCAGGTCGTTGCTGGGCATCAGCATGGCGTTGAGCTTCTTGGCCGCGGCGAAGGCCTTGGCCTTGTCCTTGCCCATCGAATGCTCTTTGCGCGTGATCGGGTGCCGGTACTTGAAACCGTCCCGGTGGGCATACAGGTTCTGCGGCCAGTCACGGCGGCCGGGCTTGCGGACACGTCCCATCATGGCAGGTTACGCCGCACCGGCCAGGACGCGCGCGATCAGGTCGTCGCCGCCGGCCAGCCACTCGTGTTCGTCGATGTACCAGGCGCCGCCGACCTTGCGGCCGGGCAGCTTGCCCTCGCGCATCAGCCGCTGCAGTACCTGCATGGACGGGCGGCTGCCTTCCTCGAAGTAGCGGTCCAGCCACCGCTCGGGGGTCATCAGTTGCATGCTGGTCTCCTTCAGTTCGTGGCCAGCGCAGCGCGCAGCTGCTCGGTGGCCTGGGTTGCTGCATCGCGCAGGCGCAGGACCTCTGCGCGCAGGCGGATCACTTCATCAGCCGCGACCACCAGCTGCTCGCGCAGCACGTCCTTGGCCGGCTGCTTCATGCGGCGCCGTTCGCGGGGGAACAGTTGGTCACCCATTGCCGCATTCCTCGCGCGCGATCGCTTCGGTGCAGGCCTTGCAGTGCGCTTCATCGAGCCGGTTGAATGTCCAGCCTTCGGACCTGGCCTCGGCCTTCAGTTCCTTCCGAGGTACGCGCCCGTTGTAGGTGTGCCGCCCATAGCAGGTGCGGGCGCAGCGGGCGCATACCAGCTCGCACCACACTTCAGTGGCCATGAGCGCACCTCCGCCAGCACCAGCGCAGCCCATTGCGCGCGGCTCGGCATGCGCGGCTGATCGCCCACAGGGTGGCGATGCCGGCCGCAAACCCGGCCAGGGCGAACACGTGGACCATTGCAGCGGTGAGCAGCTGGTCAGCCGCCACACTCGATGCTGACGACTTGCCGCATTCAGCTGTACAGTGCACGACGTCCCCTACCGCGCCCCGCCCATGACTACTCGTGGCTTTCATCGAACCCTGCGCGGTTTCCACGATGGCTACCATTTCGTGCTGACCATCACGAGCAGCGCAGGCGACGTTTTCTCGTACACAGCCGAAGTCGACGGCATCGCAGTCGAGTTGCGATCCGAGGGCGTGATCAGGAGCAAGGGCGACGCTATGCAGCTCGGCATGGCTGCGGTTGAGCGCCACGTGGCGGGCCTCGCTTCTAGGCGCTGAAGGCACGCTCGTAGAACCTGTGGTGAGCAGCTGGTCAGCCATGGGCGGCCACCTGCGGCAGTTGCACGCGCCCGCCGGGGCGCACGGTGGCCAGGGTCGCCGGCGCTGCCTCGGCCTCGATCAGGGCATAGCCGATGGCTTCGACGCGTTCGCGCAGCAGGCGGCGTGCGATCAGCAGCTGCAGCGCGATGTGCCGGCGGTGGTCGGTGAGCTGGAACGTCCGCGTCTCGATGTGCAGCTTCCCGGCCAGGTCGCGACGGAACAGGCGGTAGGTGAGGACGTGGCCGCCCAGCACCTTGTCGATGGACCGGCCCCAGGCAAAGCCCTCGGTGCGCTTCGGCAGCCGGCGGTCGTAGCGGTGCGGGGTCATGGCAGAATGCACTCCAAGTTCAGGGAGGATTTATGGCAATTGAGTTCTGCCCGCTTGCGGAAGAAGTTGGAAATTTGGCCGACTGGTTTTCGGTCGGCGTCGGAGCAGTTGCCGCAGTCGCGACCACGGTCGTAGCCGGCTTTGCGTATAAGACGTCGAAACGAGCAACAGACATTGCCGAGGAGGCGAAGGGAATTGCTCTGCAACAGCACGAGGAATCCGTCGCTAATCGCAAGGCTACCGAACGAATTGTCGTTGCGCTCCTGATGCACGAAGTTTCGGAGCTTCCGGTCCAGATCGGAATCCTCATCAGGCGCTGCGATAGGAAAGTGCCGGTTGATTCTGAGGGGGAAATCAAAAGGCCAGACATCGCTGAATTCGCGCGAGCATTGCGCGGTGCTAGTGGCTCCCTTATGCCCGGTACCGAACAAGTCCTGGATAGAATTCATACCCTCCAGGATGACATCGGAGACAGACTGGCTGTGCTCGTTGGATATAGCAGGACGCTGAGCCAGATGAGCAAGGACTTTTTGCAGTTCGTCAAGATAGGTTCCCCAGCTGTGATTAATAAGCGTGAGAACCTTATCTACACTGGAAACGAAAGAAACATCGCGGATTTCCGCGAGTATCTGGCCAACTTCCTCGCCCTCGCTATCGATTTTGCGAATGAGTTTCGGATGCACGGAAGGCAGCCCGTGCATGACTATTCGAAATGGGAAAAGTTGATACAGGATGAGTAGCGAGCTCACGCGTTTCCCATCCGTCGCCGCTAAGTGGTTTCCCCAGGTGGTGCCGCGAATAAAATGACGTGTCCGCCCACGGCGCCTCAGTAGATCGCACGAGGAGCGTCCGGCCTGGTGGAAGAGCTGGTACGCGGCCTTGATCAGGGGGAATAACCGCAGCGGCAGCTGGGCCGCGCACTTGGTGCAGGTCTTCATGGCAGGCGCGCCTTCTGCAGGTCCGCCCAGGTGAGCGGGTGAGAGCACCGCTTGATCCGCTCGTATGCGGCGCTGTGGGATATGTCCAGGATCTCGGCCACCTGCGCGGTGGTGTAGCGCTTGCCCTCGACCACATGGGCGAACAGCTGGGCGCGGGCATGGCCGGCACGGCGCAGGCTCTTGGCGTGGCAGGGGTACAGGGCGACGTCCATCAGGCTGCCTGCGCGTTGATGCCCGACAGTGGACGCTGCAGGCTGCGGATCATGGCGGCGCGCATCGCGTCGACCTGGTCGGCGTCATACAGCTTCGATCCGCGCTCGGTCGCCACCGGCTCGAAGCCGAGCTGGCGCAGACCTTCGGCGTCAATCTTCAGCGGTGAGATCAGATCCACGATCTGGCCGAGCTTGATCCGGACAACCTGCCGCTGGGTGGCGCTCGGCGACGGTGCGCTGGCGGTGGTAGCGGCCTCGGTCTGCGCCGGTGCTGGCTCTGCAACCAGCACCTGCTGGACCTGTGCGGCCTGGACTGCAGCCGCCGCCTCCTGAGCCTTGGCCTGCTCCTGCTCGCGGATCTTCTCGCGCTCAGCGTCCAGCCGTGCCTGCTCGGCCTGCTGGTGCTCCGCAATGCGTGCCGCGATCAGGTTGCGAAGATCCTCCGGCGCCTTCGTCGCGCACAGCTGGACCCGGTCGGCGAACAGCGTTGCGTGCTCGGCATGCCCGGCGAGGATGGCCACGTTTGCGCGGATCCGGTCGGCGTACTGGCTGGCGTCGATCTTGGCATTGGCCGCCACCGCGTCCACGGCTTCCTGCATGCTGCTGAAGGAGCGCTTGCCCTTCATCGCCTCGGCGATGTCGGCAACCAGCGTCGTCGGCATCGGAATGGCGTGCTCGCCCAGGCTCTCGTTGATGGCCAGCACGTGCTGCTGCACGGCGCGGCGGGCGGCGTTGCCGATTTCAGTGCGGCGCTCGTCCTTGCGGCGCTTCACCAGCTTCTCCAGATCCAGACGCTTGGCCCGAGCCTCGGCCGCGATGTCATCGATCGTGCGGAACAGCAGATCGATGCTCTCGGTCTGGCTCAGTGCGTGCTGCTTGGCCGCCTTCAGCTGTTCCTCGATGTTGCCGCACCACTTCACGGTAGTCTCGGCATCGGCAAAATCCTGGTCGCTCACCAGCTCGGTGCTGATGCCCTGGAACACGGCGATGGCCTGCTCCTTCCACTCGGCCAGGTTCGAAGCGGTGACCATGCCGGTCACCTCGATGCGCAGGGCCGGCAACTGGTCCGGGGCGCGGCCGGAGGCAATCGGCGCGGCAACCGCCGCCGGCTCATACGCGGCAACGTCAGTCTCGAACTGGGCCCAGCCCGCAACGATCTTGGCGCGCAGCTCCGGGTTCGGGACGTACCAGCAGTGGCGTTCCTCCACCAGTTCGTCGCCGGCCCACTTCGAAGCCATGAACAGCACTCGCTCGGCGCCGCTGACCATCGCCTGATGTTCCATCTGCACCTGGTAGTGCAGCGGCAGGCAGGCGTCGGTGCCGTCCAACGGCATGGCCAGGCGCAGGTCGTCGTTGAGCGACTTGTGCTCGAAGGCCTTGTCTTCCAGCAGGGTCAGGCCGTCGAAGCTGGCCGAGAACTTCCCGTCCACGCCGACGCAGGGATACAGCTCCTCGCCGATGATGCGCTCGGCCAGCGGCCGGGCCAGGTCTTCGAAGCGGTGGCCGTCGGCGAAGCGCTGCAGCGTGGCAGCGTCGTGCTCAACCGCCGCACCGGTGGCGAACTCGCGCACCAACTGGCTGCGGGTCTTGTAAGGGCTGCAGCCCATCATCGCCGGCGCATCGCTGGCGTTGAAGTGCGCGGCGCGGTGGCCATGCCATTCCGGAGTGCCCTGGATCAGGTTCACGGTACGCATGCTCAGCCCTCCACAGCAGTCTGGGTCAGGCCGCCGGCAGCCGCGGCAACACCGCTCTGCGGCTCGCCTTCACCCTCCGCTTCGTCCTTCGGCGGGTTCCGGATCTCCTGCAGCTGGTCAGCGGTGAAGCGAGCCTTCGTCTGCAGCATGGCGATCAGGTCCTCAGCGGACTTCTTGCCGCTGGCGATGATGTCCCACCACTTCGGAAGGTTGGCCGCGAAGTCGGCTTCCGAGTACAGCGGCAGCTGCTTGTCGGCCTGGCCCTCGATGGCGGCGCGCGGCTGCTCGTTGCTCGCTGCGCCGGCCTGGGGGATGTCCATGATTTCTTCAGCGATGGGCATGCCGCGCAGGACGTCGGGGAACACGTCACGCAGGGCGAAGGCGCGGGCGCGCATCTGGCGCATGCGCTTCGGGTACTGTGTCCAAGGGCCGCTCTTGCCCAGCAGGCCGGCCACCTTGGCATCGTCCATGCTGAAGGTGCGCACCTCTTCGGATTCTCCGCGGCGCTTCACGCGGCAAACGGCCGTGCTCCCGTCGTCCGCCTCGGTGATGTACTCGCAAAGCGGCGAGCTGCGCACCAAGGCGATGACCGCATCGCCCCATAGGGCAGGGCGGCCGTTGATGATTGCCAGGTTCTGCAGCGCCTGCAGCGGCTTCAGGCCCAGCTCGGCGCCCCACTGGATGGCGATCAGGCAGTTGGCTGGCTTGCCCTTGAAGTCCTTCGGGACCAGGTCGCTGTCGGCGAGGTAATCGCAGAACGTCAGGGCCTGCTCGAACGTCTGCGGGCTGAGGTCGAACTGCTGGCGCGGCTGCGCGGTGAGAGCGCCGGGCTGCTGCACAAGTGCGTTCATGGCGTTGAATCTCCTGCCGGCAGCGCCGGCGCTATGGGAATGAAATGCCGGCGTCGTGGAATCCCGGCCGGCGCGGGGCCCGTGAGGGCGGGGGAATTCGTTACGCGGCCAGGTCGGCCTGCTGCGCGGCAGCGCTCGGCGGCGTGAGGGTCAGGCGCACCTCGCCGCGGATCCATGCCGACAGCAGCTCTGCCGCTTCGTCTTCGTCCAGCAGCACCGAGCAGGTGAAGCCCATGGCCACGCTGCCGCCTTCGAGCGGCTTCCAGGTGATCTTTTTCACCTTGGCGTCGGCGAAGAACACCGGATCGATGTGGTCCATCAGGGAGCCGATGGACAGCTCGTAGCCTTCGAACTTGCCGGTGATGTCCTGCTCGCCCAGCAGCGGCAGATTCAGCGCCACCAGGTCCGTGCTGCCTTCCATCGGCAGGTTCTGCTGCTGGCCCTTGTCGGCCTTCTTCCAGAACGCCGGCAGGATGGCCGGATCGATGGTGTTGAGGATCGTGTTCGGAGCGTTCAGCGAGAACTTCAGGTCAGCAGCGGCCGCGTCTTCGTCGCCGTGCTTTTCCTTGCGCAGGTTCAGATGCGAGAACACCGCATCGTGTTGATCGAGTTGGAACATCAGTGGTGCCTCTCGTAGGAGCCGGGCGCGCCGGCGGGGATGGTCAGCCGCGCACGCTGCTGGTCGCAGCCCAGCGGGCTTTAGCAGCGTCACGATCGACGTGTGCCTGGTGGATCTCGGCGATGCGCAGCGGCACGACGACGGCGGCGAGCAGCGCGACAGCGGCCCACGCGATGCGGAGGCGGCGGCTCACGACAGCACCGCCTGCAGCAGTACGGTGGCAACGACGCCCAGACAGAACGCCAGAGCATTGGCGGCGACAGTGGCGACCACGTGGTGGCGCTGCTCGCGTTCGGCGGCGGTCATGCGGCGTCCTCCATGTGCCCGGCCTCGAAATCGTTCATCGAGGCGTCCACGCGGCGGGACATGTCGCGGACCAGGTCAGCCAGCTCGCGGAAGTAGGGCAACAGGTGTGCCGGGACCTCCTGCGAAAGGAGGTGGGTCATCACGTGACGGGCTTGGCTCAGCTTCTCGACCAGCGGGGCCACATCGCCCTCGCGTTCCAGCTCCGCCGCCACGTGGTCGCAGGCGAACTGGAAGGCGTCGTCGTTCGGTTCGGCCGGTGCGCGGACGTCATGGCTGCGCTGGGCAGCGCGGGCCAAGTCGTGGGCAGTGTGGCGGGCCATGGCTCAGGCCTCCCCGCACTGGCGGCGGTATCGCAGCACCGCGCTGGCGACCAGCGCTGCCCAGGCGATCAGGTAGAGAACTGCTTCTGCCATGGTGAACCCCGTCTTGGATGGCCCGGGTGGGCCGACGGGGCAACTCTATGGCATTCCATAGATATGCGTCAATGGGATCCCATAGATTATTTTGAGGCAACAAAAAACCCCGCCGGAGCGGGGTTCTTGGGTCAGGGCTTGGCCGGCGGGGGCGGAGCCTGAGCCGGCGCCGGGACCTGAGGCGGGGGCGGGATCTGAATGATTATTGGCTGAGGTGCTGTCGTCACAGCCGACGGTTGCGCCGAGCTCGGCTTGAGTGCAGTCAGAACCAAGCCCCCGGCGCCAAGAATTCCTGCAAACAGGGCGAGGACTGTGGCTAGCATCCACGCGCGATTCTCCTTTTGTCCCCGTTCGATATCGGCACGCAAAGCCTCGATGTCCACCTTGGTAGCGAGACTTGCGACGACCGTTTCGAGTTTTGCGACGCGCTCATGCATGGGGGCATCATATACCGAACCACCGCCGCCGCCGCCGCCTTCATCATTTACGTGCGGTTGTGTGGCTCCGCTATTGGATTCTGGCGGCCCCTTCCATTGTGGTGGCATTCCCTTGTCCACAGACGCCATGGTCAAAACTCCTCAGCATTTGTATGAGGTGGCGGCATGATTGGCGCGTAACTCGGGTTCTGCAGTACCCAATTGAAAATCACGTGGTAGGCGAAGCACTGCACGTTGCCACAGTTGCTGCACTCCACCGCGACAACAGGTTTTGCCAGTCTGCTAGGGAGCATTTGCAGGTAGCCAACGGGACCTTCCGGGTGATCGCAGTATGTCAACGCAGTGGTTGCCTCGCCGTTGCCGAAACCGGTGATGTAGCGGGCCTCACTCGAGCAAACGGGGCAGGTGTTTGGGATGCTTTTCGCGATGAAGAAGCGCTGTACGTCATTGATGGAAAGATGCATTCGATTTCCTTAGGCGCTCAATCGGCCCATCCGCCAATCCAGTGGACACGGCCTACGACCGTGATCGGTTCCCGCTTCGAGTCCATCCGCCTCGGCTTCTGCCAGTGGTGGTCGCCCTTGGGGTTGTCGCTGCTGAAGAAGACCGTGCCGTCCAGCACCATGGCCCTCTTCACGTAGTACTCGGGGTTGGCCGCGCCGTGCACCTGGATCAGGTACAGGCAGCCATCGGCCACCCTGGTGTCTGAGGTGTCGAAGAGGATCGCGTCCCCGTCCTCGATGGTCGGTTCCATCGAGTCGCCCTTGCCGTAGTAGATCGCCAGGTTGCGGCCGTAGATGCCGCGGCGGCGCAAGCTCGCCTTCTTGAACTTCAGGCTATGGGTTTCGGCGTATTCCTCTGCCTCAGCGCCTGCAGCGCCCAAGCCGACAGCCTGCGCGTAGCCGGTGACGTCGGCATAGTCATCTTGGTCAACGGCGGCCAGTCCTACTTCCATCGGGCCCTTGCCAGTTTGGAGCCACTTAGCTGAGACGCCCAGCGCCTCGGCGATCAACGGCAGCTGCGTGGTTCCGGCTTGGTCGTTGTTCTCGATTCCGGCCAAGGTGGGGTACTTGATCTTGGCGGCCTCAGCGAGCTGAGGCCGCGACATCCCGCGCACGCGCCGGGCTTCCTTGATCCGTTCGCCAATCGTATTCATGGGCGCGAGCATTACGGAAAACCATTATGGGATGTCATTGACACGGCTCTATGGCATCCCATAGGATCGGCGAATCCCATAGGAACGCGCACATGGAAATCACCTGGGCAGACCGAATCAAGGCGCTCGAACAGCGCGGCTGGTCCCTGACCGAAATCGGCCGGGCCATCGGCAAGTCGCCGCAGACCGTCAGTGATCTGAAGCAGGGCCGTACCAGAGAGCCGGGCGGGATGGCCGCGGTGAACCTGCACCACCTGTACAGCACCGGCGCGCGCCCGCCGGAGGCGGCCTAAACCGAATGGTCTCCTTCGCCCAGCAGCTTCGCCAACTCCTTCTCCAGCGCCGCCACCAAGTGCGAGGCCATCTCGTAGTTGTGCCGGTTGCTTCCCTTCCACGAATCGCGCTCTGCGCGGGCACGTTCCAGCTTTCGCTGGGCTGCTTCGATCTGCTCGGTGGTTGCCATGTGTGAAAAGACCTCGGATCTGTTGGAAGCCTCGCACCGCCGGATGCTGGCGTGGTGCGACGCGAATGGTGGCGTGCCCGAAGGCTACGCCGAGTGGGCCCTGGCCGAGATCGCATTCTGGCGCAGCGTCGAAGCGCACACGAGCGTCGAGTTCGCAGCCTCCATGTTCGGCCAGTGGCAGGACGAGCGCCTGTCTGTATCCGATGGCACCTGACATGGCCACCTCACACCGGCCTGGTGGGGAAGGGCACAACAACGCCCACCGCACCGGCCGCCATCGGCTCGCGCTTCTTCCGCTTCAGCGGTCGCACGTGGGTCTTTCCCCCCGCCCTTACGAGGGCAAAGCACCGCCCACCGGTCCAGATCATCTGGACGACGTTTCCGTGGGCATTCCGCAGTGAACCGGGCATTGGGGCCTTCCGTTGTGGTGGGCCTCCATTTCCCCCCCCAACCCCCTGGCAAGAAAAGGCAAATCATGGAAATCACTGACAACCTGACGGATCCAACTGGACGGCTTCACCTGGGCATCTGCGTGACCAGGAAGCCGAAGGACGCACCGCTGCAGGTCGTGCGGCAGATCGAGACCCCGGACCAAGCGCTGGCAATCGCGATGAAGGCCGGCGACCACAAGCTGGCCAGCGTGGCCGCTGCCATTGGCAAGTCGGAGAGCTACGTGTCACGCATGCGCCGCGGTGTGCGTCCGATCCCCCGCCGGCTGGTCGGGCCACTGTGTGCTGCGACCGAATCGAACCTGCTGCGCCAGTTCTTCGACCTGCAGGCTGCCATGGAGCCCCGGTGCTGGCGCTCGGAAGTGTCGCGCCTGGCCGGGATGCTGAGGGCTTCCTGATGGCTCGCATTCGCACCGTCAAACCCGAATTCTGGTCCAGCGAACAGGTGATGGAATGCTCGCCGATGGCTCGTCTGTTGTTCATCGGCCTGTGGAATTTCTGCGATGACGGCGGCAACCACGTTGCCAGTGCGAAGACCATCAAGGCCGAAGTGTTCCCCGGAGACGATATTTCCTCGTCGGATGTTCAGGGATGGCTCGACGAGCTGTCGTCGAATTCCTTGATCGCCTTCTACACCAACGCTTCCAAGGAGTTCCTGCACGTCACAGGCTGGAAGAAGCACCAGAAAATCGACAAGCCGACGTACAAACATCCGGCTTATTCGGACGATGATCGCCGAGGCCTCGACGAGGCCTCACCCCCGGAAGGGAAGGGAAAGGAAGGGAAAGGAGAAAAACCCCCCCATACCCCCCCGGCTGCCGCCGTGGGGGCGAAGCCAAGGCGGAAGAAGCGGGAGAAGATCACCTTCGCTGCCTTCCTCGACCAGTGCCAGGACGCCGGCGAATCGGCCATCCCGAGGACGGACCCGATCTTTGCCTTCGCCCGTGACGCTGGGATCCCGAAGGATTTCCTGCACCTGGCGTGGCGAGAGTTCGCTGGCAGACACCGCGACAGCGGCAAGATGCAGAAGGACTGGCGCGCCCACTTCCGCGATGCCGTTCGCCGTAACTGGTTCAAGCTTTGGTGGCTTCCGCCTGCAGGTGGGTGCGAACTGACGACGGCCGGTGTGCAGCTGGCCCGCGAGCGCGATGCCGAGAAGGCCCGTGAGCAGGAGCAGGCCGCATGAGCGCCCAGCCTGCCTACCGTGACGACTACGCCTACCTGCCGGTGCCGCCGCACTCGATCGACGCTGAGCAGTCCGTCCTGGGCGGCCTGATGCTGGCGCCGGAAGCGCTGCGCGAGGTACGCGATGTGCTGACCGAGCGGGACTTCTACCGCCGCGATCACCAGCTGATCTGGCACGCCATCTGTGATCTGGCCGACCGCGAACAGCCCTTCGACACTGTGCTGCTGATCAACTGGTTCGAGAACCAACGGCAGCTGGAGCTGGTGGGCGACGGTGCGTACCTGGTCGAGCTGGCCAGCACCACGCCGTCAGCGGCCAACATCCGCGGCTATGCCGAGGTCGTGCGCAACAAGGCGCTGCTGCGGGGCGTGATCGAGCGGGCGACCGAGATCACCAACGACGCCTACGGGACTGCCGACGAGGACGCCGATGCCCTGGTGGCCAGCGCCACAGCGAAGTTCGCCAATCTGAGCGTGCAGTCGGGCGGCAACGGTGGCCTGGTGATGGTGCGCAGCGATCTGCAGGGAATGTGGGAGGAAATGGAGGCCCGGTTCGAGGGCACCGCCGACCTGGGGCTGGTTCCGCCATGGCAGAACGTGGCCAGGAAACTGCCCGGCCTGGAACCCACCGACCTGATGATCCTCGCGGCTCGGCCGTCGATGGGTAAGACGGCCAACATGCTGGAGTGGGTCTACAGCGTGGCGGCGCAGGGCAAGCACGCTGCGGTGTTCAGCCTGGAGATGGCGCGCAGGCAGCTGCTCGCGCGGTTGATGAGCATGCATTCGGGCGTGCCGCTGTCGCGCATGCGCGTGAAGGGCGAACTGACCAACGACGACTGGCACAAGCTGAGCATCTCCCGCAATTTCCTGCACGGCCTGCCGCTGGCGATCGATGATTGCGGCTCGCTGCCGGTGGATTCGCTGGTGGCGCGCGCGTCCCGCATGCACGCCAAGGTGCAGGGCGGGCTGGGCGTGGTCGCGGTCGACTACCTGCAGCTGCTGTCGGGGCCGGCCAAGGCCGGTAACCGGACCGAGGAAGTCTCCTACATCTCGCGCACGCTGAAGAAGCTGGCCAAGACGCTGGGCTGCCCGGTGATCGCGCTGTCGCAGCTCAATCGCTCGCTGGAAACGCGCACCGACAAGCGCCCGGTGATGGCCGACCTGCGCGAGTCGGGCGGCATCGAGCAGGACGCCGACGTGATCGCCTTCATCTACCGCGACGACTACTACACGAAGGATGCCTGCGGCGCTCCCGGCATCTCGGAATTCATCCTGGCCAAGAACCGCCAGGGCGAGACCGGCACCGCCTACCTGCGGCACCACCTAGAGTGCAGCCGATTCGAGAACTACCACGGCGAGAAGCCGAACTACTCGCTCAAGACCGTGCTGCGCGATGCAGACGATGACAGCGGCGGGTTCGAAGCGCCGCGCGACCGCCGCAGGAGCGGCAAGGACCGCGCCGCAGGAGATCACGCGTGGGGATGACCGATGCAGCGAAGAAGATCCGGGCCAAGAGAGCACGCCGGCCGATCTATCTGGTGGTGGCGAAGCTGATCGACCCGAACACCGGCGAGCTGGTGGGCGCCCTGGTGCCGGCCAATGCCGTCGACCAGCGCTTGCTGCGCGATCGCAAGTTCCGTGTGGGCCGGGAGATCCGCGGCGAGCTGAAGCAGCCCCGCGAGGAATGGCAGCACCGGTTGATCCACAAGATCGGGCACCTGATGGTCGACAACGTCGAGGGCTGGGAGCAGCTGGACGCGCACGATGCGATCAAGCGCCTGCAGCTGGATGCCGACGTGTGCTGCGAGACGGTGGAAATGGATGCGACCCCGGTCATTGCTGCGGTGCTGGACGCCTGCGAGGCGCTGCTGGGTGCAGGCGCCCGCAAAGTACTTGCCGGTGTACTGCCGGAGATCCGCACGATTCCGGTCAAGCGTGCCGAGAGCCTGTCATTCGACGAGATGGAACAGGCCCGGTTCCAGGAACTGTTCGACGGCCTGACCGAGTACATCGGCCGCCGCTACACCCACGTGATGCTTGACGACGTGCGCGCCGAGTTCTGGGACATGGCCGGACAGAACAGGAGGGTGGCGTGATCCAGCTACTCCAATGGCTTGAACGTCTCGAAGTCGCTCGCGGCTCGACTGCCGAAGTACTCCCGACAAATTGGGTGCCCAACGAGCTGCGTCTGTCCTGCGCTTTCGGCTCTCTCGCAGGCCGCTGCCACCTTCTGGTGCTTTGCGTATTGAAAAACAGCCATTACTGCTGCAATTGCGCCGGTGAGCGCCAGGATGGTTACCAGCCTAGCGGTTCCGCGGTTGCGGCCCTTGGTCGCCTGCTTCCATGCCGTTTGAAATCGAATGTGTGCGATGGCGGCCCACATGCCGGCAAAGCCAGATATAGCCACTCGCACCAGTTCCCACATCGATCCCGTGATGTCGGCCGCTGGTGCTATCCAGAGAACTGCAGAAAAGCCGCCCATTGCCACTGCAATGGTTACGTCGGAACCGTATTGAAGCAGGGCACCAGCGCGTGCCGCGATTTCCTGCTCGTAGTCCGTGACTACCTCATTCACTGTGTCCAAGTTGATCTTCCGTGTCGTGTTGGCCGGATCATAAGCGACGTTGGCAAGTTCGGGAGGTACTTCTAGTGCGCTCCAAGAACGCCAAGCCCTTCACCCCAGCCGAGGCCCGGCACGTGGAGGCGGTGAAGCTCCTGCCGTGCAGCGTCTGCAGCCGGCCTGGTCCCAGCGACGCCCACCACATCAACCAGGGCCAGCACTTCACAACCGTGGCCCTGTGCAAGGACTGCCATCAGGGCAGTTTCAACGGCATCCACGGTCAGAAGCGCATGTGGCTCGTTATGAAGATGGACGAGCTGGCCGCCCTCAACGTCACCCTTTCCCGGCTGCAGCTGAAGGAGGCCGCACGATGATCCACCTCACCCTCCCGTACCCAATCAGTTTGAACCGGTACTGGCGCGCTGTGATCATCAAGGGGCATGCCGTCATGGTCCCAACCAAGGAGGCGAAGGCCTACAAGGCCGAAGTTGCCTGGCTGGCCAAGGCTGCAGGTATCGGCCAGCCGCACCCTGGCCGCATCGCGCTGACCATCCGCCTGTACCCGAACCTGCCGCAGGACTGGGCGAAGCGCGCCCGCAAGGACCCGCACACTTGGGACGACACGGTGCAGTGCATCGACCTGGGCAACTGCGAGAAGGTGCTGTCGGACGCCCTCAACGGCGTGGCGTGGGTGGACGACAAGAAGCACCGCCGCATCCTGCTCGAACGCATGGAGCCGGATGCCAAGGGCGCACGCGTCGAGCTGGTCATCGAACATCTCGCCGCCGCGCCGTCCCTGTTCGGGGAGGCCGCAGCCTGATCCCGACGAACCCCACCGGGGGAACGACCATGCGCAAGAAGACCGACAACCAGACGACCAGGCAGGCAGCACCGCACCGGCAGTTCCGCCGGTCAGCGGTTGGCCTTGCCGTGGCCAGCGAGGCGGACGTGCTGGTGGTGGCCAGGAAGGTGCTTTCCCGCGTGCGCGACATCCGCAACGCCCAGGGCGAGGGTAGCTATGTCTTCGGTGACCCTGGCTGCTGCATCTTCGCCCTGCGCATCGGCTCGGCAGCAGGGGAGGGCATGCTGCGAGAGCACCCGGATTGGCTGTTCGGGCTCTACGGCGCCGACACCGCCGACGGCAAACGGGTCAGTTTCCCCAGCCCGGAGCAGATCGCCGAGGACCTGCGGGAGCACTACGGCTGGGAGCAGCCCGAGCCCATCCGCTGGCCGATGCAATTGGAATTGTTCGCCGCTGCCTGATCGCCATTGATCGGAATGCTCAGGCTGGGATAACAGCAGCATGAGCGACCGCCAGACGCTACCCACCATGGAACTGCTGCACGCCTGCATCGTCCGTCCCGACGGAACGGTGCCGGCTATCGATCGCAGCCCGTCACCCTGGTGGCGGAACAGTCAGGAAGCCACCCGGGGCGGGTACCGGGACGACCAGCACGCAGGTGTCGACAACAGCGTGCAGCCGACACGGGGAGAGCCGCGTTGCGGCGGCCATGGGGACTTGCCTCTCCATGGTGACGTTCATGCCCCCGGGAATCGGCAGCCTCGACCAGGTGCGCAGGCATGCGCGTCCTGACCCCGAAACAGGAATCCTTCTGCCAGCGCTACCTCGAAACCGGGAACGCCAGCGAGGCCTATCGCCTGTGCTACAGCTCCGAGAAGGCCAAACCCGAGACGGTGAACCGCTCGGCGAAGGAACTGCTGGATAACCCCAAGATCGCCGCAAGGCTCTCCGAGCTGCGTGCGGAGGCCCTTGTAGGGCATGCGGTGACCGTCGCCAGCCTGCTGAGGGAACTGGAAGAGGCCCGGCTGGTGGCGATGAAGAAGCGCCAGGGGGCGGCAATGGTCCAAGCCACCATGGGCAAGGCAAAGCTGGCCGGGCTGGAGAAGGGCGGCGACCCGGACGACACCCCAACACCGGCCTCGGTGACGGTAGAGGTCAAGAGCGGGCGAAAGAATGCCAACCCTTAACGAACCGCAGGCCGCATTCCTGCAGCTGCCGCACAAATTCCGCGCTTTCGTGGGCGGGTTCGGCTCGGGCAAGACCTGGGTGGGCTGCGGCTCGCTGTGCAGCCACGTGTGGACACATCCGCGTGTGCCGGCCGGCTACTTCGCCCCCAGCTATCCGCAGATCCGCGACATCTTCTATCCGACCATCGAGGAAGTGGCCTACGACTGGGGTCTGCGCGCGCGCATTGTCGAGTCGAACAAGGAGGCCCACCTGTACTCCGGTCGGCAGTACCGCGGCACAGTCATATGCCGGTCCATGGACAACCCGGCCAGCATCGTCGGCTTCAAGGTCGGCAAGGCCCTGGTCGATGAGATCGACACCCTGAAGAAGCGGAAGGCCCAGGACGCCTGGCGCAAGATCATCGCCCGCCTGCGCGTGAAGGCCGACGGCCTGCAGAACGGCATCGATGTGACGACCACCCCTGAGGGGTTCAACTTCGTCTACGAGCAGTTCCACCAGCTGCCCAGCGAGAACCCGAAGCTGCAGGCGCTGTACGGCTTGGTGCATGCCAGCACCTACGACAACGAGGCCAACCTGCCGGACGACTACATCCAGTCGCTGTTCGAGAGCTACCCGCCCCAGTTGGTGCAGGCCTACATCGACGGGATGTTCGTCAACCTGACCACGGGGTCGGTGTATCCGGCCTTCTCCCGCACGGCCAACAACACGACGGCCGAGATCCAGGACGGCGAGGCGCTGCACATCGGCATGGACTTCAACGTGCTGAACATGACGGCCATCGTCTGCGTGATCCGCGACGGCGAGCCGATGGCGCTGGCCGAGCTGACTGGCATCCGCGACACCCCGGCGATGATCCAGGCGCTACGGGACCAGTTCGGTGGCCACCGCATGACGATCTACCCGGACGCCAGTGGCGACAGCCAGCACACCAACAACGCCAGCACGTCCGATCTGGGCCTGATCCGCGCCGAGCGGTCGATGACGATCGTGGTGCCGGCGGCCAACCCGCGCATCCGCTCCCGCGTGGTCAGCGTCAACGCGATGATCCTCAACGCCAAGCGCCGCCGCCGCTTCTTGGTGAACGTGCGCAACTGCCCGAAGCTGACCGAGGCGCTGGAGAAGCAGCCGTACGACGCCAACGGCCTGCCCGACAAGACGACCGGTTTCGACCATCCGCCGGATGCCCTGGGCTACTTCATCCATAGCAAATTCCCCGCCGCAGTAAGCGCGCGTGACCGACCGTCCATTGAACGGCCTCGGGTGCTGGTGCCCCATAGCCGCCAGTGGTTGGAGCATTCCGACCAGCCCTCACTCGCCGAACGTAGGAGATCCGCCCTGTGACCATGCCCACCGCCGACAGCTTCACCGACGCACTGGCGGCCGAGCAGGCAGCCGACGCAGAGCGCGAGGCGCAGGCCCAGGCGCTGGCACAGGAAGAGGCAGACGTTGCCAACTGGCACAAGCGCATCAAGGAATCGCGCGAGTTCGACAAGAACGCCCGCAGGGGCTATGCGCTGGACCGGCGCTACTGCCGCAACCAGGTGGATCCCGTCTATGACGTGAGCGTGCCGATCGCCGGCACCTACGTGAACCTGCTGACCTCGTTCCTGTACGCCCGCGACCCTGAGCCGGCCGTGCAGCCCGCCGAGTCGGTCGGTTCCAGCCGGGTGAAGCTGGCCAAGCAGGTCGGCCGCACGCTGGAGATCGTCATCGCCTCGCTGTGGAAGCGCGGGCGCCTGAAGCACGCCGCCGACGCCATGGTGCGTTCGGGGCTGAGCATCGGCATCGGCTGGATCAAGGCGGCATGGCACCGCGAGACAGAGCGCGACCCGACCACCGACCAGCGCATTGCCGACCTGCGCGCCAAGCTCGAAGCCCTGTCGCTGATGGAAACCGAGCTGGCCGAGGGCAACGCCGCCAACCCGGACCTGCTGAAGGCTCAATACGAGCAGCAGATGCAGACGCTGGAAGCGCAGGTCGAGCACATCATCTACAACGGCCTGGTCTTCGACTTCGTGCGCGGCGAAGACATCCAGGTGTCGATGGACGTGGCCACCCTGAAGGACTACGCCATCTCGCCGTGGATCGCCCACCGCACCTTCATGCCATACGACAAGGCGCAGGCGACGTTCCCGGAGCTGCGCGACGACCTGGGCAAGGCCGAGGCCTACTACCACGTGCAGCCGGAGAGCCGTCCGAGCGAAGGCGGCTTCGCACCGGCCGATGGCGTGGTGAGCGACAGCGACGCCGAGGTGTTCCGCAGCGCCACCGCAGCGGGGCAGGGCAGTGATGCCGGCTCGCGCTTTCTGTGCATCTGGGAGGTGTGGGACCTGACCACCAACCTGGTGCACACCATCACGACCGGCCTGCGCCGCAACCTGCGTCAGCCGTACACCCCCGACCAGCGCAGCACGCGCTTCTACCCGTTCTTCCAGTGGGCACCGCTGTGGGCGGATGGGGAGCGGCATCCGCAGTCGCTGGTGGACCGTTCGCGCGCCCTGCTGGACGAGTACAACCGCACGCGCACCAACTACCGCGAGCATCGCCGCCGTGCCATCCCGAAGCTGGGCTTCGACCGCGGCGCTGTCGAGCCGGACGATGCGGCGAAGCTGGAGGGAGCCGCGGTCGGCGAAATGGTCGGTCTGGACCTGAAGGGCCAACCCACCGGCAACGTGCTGTTCCCCATCCAGTACAACCAGATCGACGCCGCGCTGTACGACACCGCGCCTATCCGCGCCGAGCTGGAACTGATCTGGGGCATCCAGGAGGCGCTGTCCTCCAGCATCCAGACCGCCAAGACCGCCACCGAGGCCGACATCCAGCAGCAGGGCACCGAATCCCGCCTGGGTTACAGTCGCGACAGCTTGGACGATGTCTTGGGCGAGGTCGCGCAGTACACCGCCGAGGAAGCCATGTCACCCGCCGGATTGGGGCCTGAAGAGGTCAGCGACATCGCCGGTCCTGAAGCGCTGTGGTTCAACGCGCCCCTGCCAGAGCTGGTCACCGCACTGCTGAACGTCGACATCCGCGCCGGCAGTTCGGGCCGACCTGCCTCGAACCTGCGCCGGCAGCAGTGGGGCGCGATCCTGCCGCAGCTGCAGGAGGCCGTCGTCACCATCGGCCAGATGCGCGGCGCAACGCCGTTGGACATCGCCAACAGCCTGGAGCAGCTGATGGTCGAAACCATCGAGCGCACCGGCGACACGTCGATCGACGCCTACACCTTTATTCCCCAGGTGCCGCAGGTTGCGCCTGGCGCCGTGATCGATGCGCCGGCCATGCCCGGCATGCCGCCTGTCGACCCGATGCAAGCCCTCCCTCCGGCCGAAGCGCCGGTACCCACCGCAGCACCCGTGGGCGGCGTTGTCGCCCCGCCACTCTGACCACAGGAGCAGACCATGGAAAACCAGCACCGCAAGATCGCCGGCTACCGAGAATTGGATCAGGCCGAAATCGACCTGATGAACGAGATCAAGGCCAAGGGCTCGGAGTTGGGCGCTCTGGTCAAGAGGCTCGAAGACAACCAGACGCGAAACACCGCCGAGCATGGCAGTGGCGATGCTGAGCCGTTCCGCTGGATCGCCATCGGCAAAACCCATTTGCAGCAGGGCCTGATGGCGCTGACCCGCGCTGTGGCCAAGCCGGAATCGTTCTGATGCGCCGCCACCCGCTGATCCTGGCCATCTGGCGCGCGATCGCCACCATGCCGCGCTGATCACCAGCACCACACAAATCCGCCGCCAACTGAGGTTCCACCATGCACATCGAAGACCAGAACACCCCGGCCACGCCGGATACCACCCCGACCGACGTCCAGCCGGCCGACACTGGCGCACCGCCGGTTGCCGACGGTGGGGACGCACCGCAGCCCGCTGCTGCTGATCTGGATGCCTTCTCCGCCGGCGTTGAAGCCGCGCGCGAGCAGGAGGCCCGTGAGGACGCACTGCCCGGCGACGCCCCGGCTGCAGCAGACGGCCAG